TAAGTATATCCCGCGAATCGTTAAGGCTACAAAAGGCAAGGTTACTGAAAAGCAGATTTTACATTCCTTAGCAAATTTAACTGACAACTAATTTACTCATATTGGCGCAAAAGAAAACCATAAAAAAGGACGGGAAATTATGGCAATGAAACAAACCATAATCGAGATGATTGAGAGAGTACCAGGTGGCAAAAGTGCGGTGGCTGGCTTTCTCGGCTTTACCGAAAGCGAGTTAAATAATCGCCTATATCAAACAAAGGGCCAACGGTTCAAAAATGAAGAATTGATTGCACTGCAACTTGAGTATGGATGCACTGATTTTATCGAGGAGCTTTGCCGAAGTGCTGGTGGACGCTTTGTACCTGATACCTGTGCAGATGATTTAGATGCAGTAGAAATGGCAAATATTCAATTGCATGAGTTATCAGCTCGTGGCTTGTTATTTGCTGTATTAGAACAGGCATTAGAAGACGGCGAAATCACCTCACAAGAGGAAGACAAAATCCGTCAAGCATTGGGCAAGCATTTAGCAGCGACACAACACTCAATCGAGTGCGTGATCTCGCTAAATAAACGGCAATAAAAAACCACGGCTGCAACCGTGGTTAATTACTAAGAAAAACTTAGGAATGTAAAACATGGAAAATCTTAATCAAAACGAGACGACAAGTCAAACACAATCCGCACAGATTTTAAAGGCACTCAAAAACGGAGAAAGATTAACGCACTTAGACGCAGAAAAGCGTTTTAACTGCTTACGTCTTGGAGCAAGAATTTACGACCTCAAACAGCAGGGGCACAAAATCGAAAGACGAATGATTGTAGTGCCAAGTGGTAAATGTGTAGCTGAATATAGACTGGTGGCTTGATATGAACGAAATGAGCGAATTTGTAAGTGGCCTAATTGAACAGGAAAAATGGAAAGCTTACGAGAACATCAAAGCAAGATTGAAAGCATTGGATTTAGACGAAGAAGAGTACATAACAGCATTAAGATTGGTGATTGAGGGGTTAGAACTATGAGATTTAACACACACATAAATAACCAAAAAGCCATTGAATGGGGCTTAAATGCTAATCAAGCAGCATTGTTTGATTTACTCAACCAATCTTCCTCTTGGGCCAAAGATGTAGCTATTGACGGTCAAGTGTTCTACTGGGTTTCAAGAAATCGAGTTATTGAAGAATTGCCTTTGTTTTATTCAAAAACTGACACGGTTTACCGTCATTTTGTTGAGTTAGCCAAAAAAGAATTAATTTCATACCAAAAACAAGGTGAAAAAGACTTAATTAAGCTAACCGAGAAAGGAAAAACTTGGAATGAATTTACAAAAACTAACTCGGAAATAAATCCGAATGAACTCGGAAATAAATCCGACACTCGGAAACAAATCCGAATTAACTCGGAAATAGATCCGACAAATAATAATACTAATAATAATATTAATAATACCCCCCTTACCCCCCAAGGGGAAAATTTGCCAAGTGGCAAATCTGTGATGAAAAAATCAAATCGTTCTGACAAAAAAATTAACTTTGAAAAAATCGCAGAGCTTTGGAACATCGAAAACGAAAACAATGACAGCCAATTACCTTTTGTTGAAAAAGTAAATGATGAACGTAAAAGAGCAATTAAGAAATTCTTAGTTGAATTGAGAGAGCCAACACTTGAGTGTGTTGAGAAATATTTCAAAGCGTTCTTTGCGGCACTTAAACCGCATCATCTTGGTGAGAACGATAGAGGTTGGCGAGCAAACTTTGATTTTGCGATTAAACCAAAACAAGTATTAAGAGTTAGAGAGGGGGCATTGTAATGAGTTCCGAAGTTTTAAAAGTTATCCCATATGATTTAAGTGCAGAGCAAATGGTTCTTGGCGCGTTGATGTTAAGCGGTGTTAATGCGAAAACAGATGCGATCTTCTCAATGTTGAAACCAGAAAGCTTTTACACTCTAGCACACCAACACATTTTCGCAGAAATGAGAAGTCTGGCCCAAGCAAACAAGCCAATCGATATTTTGACACTTGAACACGCCTTAAAGTTAAAAGGTATTAGCGATGAAGTTGGTGGATTAGCTTACTTGGCAGAATTATCGAGCAATACAGCAAGCGCTGGAAACGTCAAAGCATACGCTGAGATTGTTCGTTCTGAGGCTGTTAAACGCTTTACTCTTGGAAAATTACAAGATTGTGAGAGCCTAATCTTTGAGAAAAACGGTTTACCTGTTGAAGAACGTTTAGAGGCTATCAGTCTATTGATGTCTGAAATCGCAGATTATTCTCGTGATGGTAAATCTCAAGGGTTAAGACGAGGCCGTGATGTTGGAATGGATTGGCTGAATGACTACGACTTGAGAATGAAAAATCCAGATGCTATTCGTGGTTTATCTACTGGACTTCTCGCACTTGATGGCTTACTTGGACCGAAAGGATTAGTAAAACAATCACTAATCGCAGTGGGTGCAAGACCTAAATGTGGCAAAACAGCGTTCTACGCAATGATGGCCGAAAACTGCATTTTAAACGAGAAAAAACCAGTATTGCTATTCAGTCTTGAAATGTCTGGTAAAGCAATCTTTGAACGAATGATCAGTAAACGTGCGAACGTAAACAGCAATGCGTTTTACGAAAATCAAAATAATTCAGATGACTTCTACGACAAATATCACATTCACCCAGAAACATTTAATTCTAGAGTGTTAAGTGCGACAGAAGAATTAGTTCAAGATGACCTGTTATACATTGACGACACTCCAGCAGTGTCAATGGCCCATATCCGCAATGAGTGCAGAAGAATTAAACGTGAACGTGGAGCAATTGGTTTAATTGGTGTGGACTACCTAACATTAATGAAAGCCGAAAAAGCAGAACGTAATGATTTAGCTTATGGACAAATCACAAAAGAATTAAAAAATCTCGCACGAGAAATGGATTGCGTTGTATTACTTCTAACTCAATTAAATCGTGGATTAGAAAACAGAACAGATAAACGACCATTGCCAAGCGACAGCCGAGATACAGGTCAGATTGAGCAAGAGTGCGATTACTGGTTCGGTTTACACAAAGAGAGTGTTTACAACGAGCAGGCAGACCAATCATTAACAGAAATCCTTGTTAGATTAAATCGTCACGGTGGCACTGGTAAGGTTTATGTAGATCAGAAATTCGGTTCAATGTTCGAGTGTGACCAAATTGATGCAGAACGTAGATCTCAAATTGGCAAGAAAGAGCCAAGACAGCAGAGCTATAAAAAACACGACAAGGACGATTTTTAAGCGAGGCTGAAATGGAATTTGATTTTAAACCAATGTTTCTAGTTAACGAGGCTGTCCGCAGAAATGCGATGGAGTTAATCAGAAATTTACCAATCAACGAATTAAATCCACTTGTTGTAGAAATCAAGGTTAAAACACGCTCAATGGAGCAGAATAATAAATTTCACGGAATGTTAGGCGACATTTCAAAACAAGCAACTTGGCAAGGCGACAAGTACGACATTTACGGGTGGAAAAACTTAATTGTTAGCGGCCATACAATCGCAACAAAACAACCATACAAGCTTGTTACTGGCATTGAGGGTGAATTGGTAAACGTTCGAGAAAGAACGTCCAAAATGGGCGTTAAGAGAATGGCAAGTCTTATCGAATACACAACCGCTTGGGGCGTGGAGAATGGCGTTAAGTTTAACGATGCGTGGAGGTTTTAAATGAGAGAAGAAATAGCCTTAGCAGTAGTTCTTTTCGTGGTTGTGTTTGTGATTATTTGTTTTATTGAGGGTGCGGACGATGAATGAGAAAGAATTGAAGATTTTAATTATAGCTTATGCCTGTGTAGTTATAGGGACAATATTAATCACTGGTAAATGGTGGTAGATATGAGCAAACCTAAGGAACACAAATGCAAAGTATGCGGTAATTACTTTGTGAAAACAATAAGCTCAATGCAAAAGGTATGCTCGCCTAAATGTGCGATTATTCTTTCGAAAGAGCAGGCAAGAAAGAAACGAGAGAAACAAGAAAAAGCTCAATTAAAAGAGCGGAAGAAAAAACTACTAGAAAGCGATAGAGGTCATTGGCTGAAAGCACTCCAAAAAGAAGTGAATAAGTTTATCCGATTAAGAGACAAGGGTCAGCCTTGTATTGCTTGCGGTGCAGTATGGAAACCTAGCTTTCAAGCCTCACACTTTATTCCACAAGGTAGAAGTTCATTCCTAAGATTTGACGAAAGAAATATTCATTCTGGCTGCATTAGATGCAATCTCTTTGTAGGAGGTGGAAATATACACGGATATAGACCAAGACTTGTCGAGAAGATTGGCGAGCAGGAAGTTCAGTGGTTAGAAGAAAACCAACACAGAATTAAGAAATGGGAAATATCCGAGCTTAAAGAATTAATCAAAGTTTACAGAGCTAAAATTAAGGAACTAGAGAATGAATAAATTCAGCGAACTACCAGAACTAGATTACGACCAAGTACAATTCGTTGACAATAGAATGTATTCTTGGGGTGGCTGGATTAATAGCGGAAGATTGGATAAACCAGAGCTAAATATTCTCTACAAACTTATGAAAAGCGTAGAGCCTAGAGATGAGCCAAGTAATGCTATTTGCGATGATGAGTTAGGAATGATGATTAGTGAACAGATTGAAATGTTCTTCAAGAAATACGATGAACGGATGCACTTCATTCTTTTCTCGTATTACGTTCACAAATCAACATCAAACAAGATTGCAGTGAAGTTAAGAGAGCGTGAAGAGCCTCAATATATGCAGCCTTGTAACGGTAAGCGTGATATTAGAATTCCTTGCTTAAAAACTTGTAAGCGTAGAGTAGAGAAAGACTTGGCACTGATGAAAGCGATTATCTACGACATCCTAATCAAGATTGAAGTTAAATTAGCAATAGAGAGCGAAAAAAGAAAAAATATTAAAAAAATTCGATTTACATATTGACATACTTGTCAACTTGTCCTATCATAATCATATATGGTGGTCGTAGTGTAAGTAGTGAACACCAAAATAAATTTAATATAGCCTCGATTGCGAAAGCGGTCGGGGTTTTTTATTGCACAAAATTCAATGAGTAACCAATGCAAGACAATGGATCGCCTAACAATGGCATAGACATCATAGCAACGGTTATTTCTCTCGCATTTTCAGGTTTAGGCGGTGTAGTCAAGTATATCACCGCAACACAATCAGCGGGCTCGCCTGTGAAATTATCTTCCGTAGTCTCAAGTTTCTTAGTAGGGGCTTTCAGCGGAATGGTTGTAGCGTTTTTCTTAATGTCTCAAAGTATCGACACTTTAATGATTATCTCAATCGCTGGAGCGTTTGGGTATTTTGGCGTACCTGCTTTATGGGGTTTGCTAAGGGTATTCTTTCGTCAAATTGGCGGTTCTGTAGATGATTTAAATCCTAATTACTCAATGAAAGACATTGAAAGGGAAACAAGCAAAAAACGCTCACTTCGTTACGAAGAAGAGATGTCAATCAATGACAACGAGGAAGATATTTTAATCACCGGCAAAGAAGAGCAAGACGATGATGTAGAGCCAAGGAGTAAGCGAAATGGGTAGAGAAAGAGCCGCAAGATTAGGAATTGCACTCGATAGAGTATTCGCCTGTTTCTTATTTGCAGGCTGTATCGGGCTATCAATTCAAATCTTCACACAGAACAAGAGTTTGGAGTTGTTACAGGATAAGTACGACCAAACAGTACAGTTAGCAGATGAGAGAACAAAACGGATTGATGCTCTTCGGGACATGGTAAGCGACAGAAATGACAGAATTGAATTCTTGCTTAAAGAACAAGCAAAGGAGCGTAAGCGAAATGAAGATAAGCTGGATGGGATTAGTAAGATTGTTCTTTCAAGTAAATGTGTTCGTAGCGATGGTGTTAGTCGTGCTGTTATCGACAGGCTGCTTAAATCCGAGTAAGCCAGTTGAGAAGATTAAAATCATTCGAGTAACCATTCCAGACAATCTTTTAGTGACTTGTCCTAAACCAACATTAAATGGTGAAAAATCTTCTGATGTTGCTGTTTACGCTGTAAAGGTAACTGATCAACTAAAAATCTGTAACAGTCGAATTACACAAATCAAAAACCTAGTGAATGACTATGAACACGAAATCGAGCAGGACGCTCACAGTGAATATCAATCGCTAGGCTTTGAAACAGATAAGGGCGACCGTCATAGCGGTAAAGGTCTAAATGATGGAAAGGGTAAAGGTCGATAGAAATGCTAATTTCCGAAGAAACTTTTAACAGAGTGTTCCCGAGAGCAATCAATGGCATGTATCAAGCGATTGATAAACACATTGAGTTGGCAGGCTGTTTTAATAAACAACAGCAAGCGATGTTTCTTGCTCAATGCGGACACGAAACTGGTGGATTCACCACATTAAGCGAAAATCTAAATTATTCAGCCGATGGGCTAATGAAAGTTTTCCGTAAGTATTTTCCTAATCCTAATATTGCTCGCCAGTATGAACGGAAAGCGGAAAAGATTGCAAGCCGAGTATATGCTAATCGAATGGGTAACGGGCCAGAAGAAACGATGGACGGTTGGAATTATCGTGGACGTGGTTTAATTCAAATCACCGGTAAGAGCAACTACATCAAATTCGCTCAATGGCTAGGCGATACAATTAATCCCAAAGAAGTCTCAAGCAACTTAGATTTAGCTGTTATGACTGCTGTGTGGTACTGGATATTCAATGATTTAGCATCTATTGATTCAGTTCAAAAAGTAACGCTAAGAATTAACGGTGGTACTAATGGAATTGATGGTCGTTGCCGATTATTCCGAGAACTAATGATTTCTTAATGGTGGCTAGAATGGTTAATAAGCTGATACTGATTTTTCTAGCGGTAACAGTTAGCCTGTGCGGTTGGATTTGGTTTCAACACGGAACAATAAATGACTTAAAAGCCAAAAACCAAACACAGGCTAGCCTTATCGCAGAACAAGAAAAGGTTAATCAATCTCTAAAAGATACGATTGAAGTAGAACGCCAAGCAGTAGAACAACAGAGAGTAATCCATGATGAAATCAAACAAGCAGCACAAGACAAAATCCAAGTGGTTAGAAAGATTATTAAATCACAGCCTTGTTATAACACTCGCATCTATGACGATGCTATTGAGCGGTTGCACTAATAAGGTAACAACCAAGACGGAATACATTTATCCGCCACAGGCTTTCTTGGTGCCTTGTGTGAAAACTCCATTTATGGGTAACACATACGGTGAAGCGGTAGAGCATCTAATCACTGTGATAGCTGAGCGAGATATGTGCGCTAGTCAAATAACAAACATTAACAAGTGGATTGAATCTACAAAGGATAAGAAATGAAAATCGGTGACATTGTAAAACTCCGTAATGGAACATTATGTGATGTAGTTTATGAAACACAATTCGGTAAATGGTTATTAGTCGAAAAGACAGAAACAGAAGAACCGCCATTTAGTCACTGGCACAATGCCAACGGTACATTCTACGCAGACGATGAAAGCCCACTAGATGCAGTAGAAGTAATTAATCTCAATTAAACAAGCCAATTAAAAGGATTTCCCTATGCCAGACGTGAAAGAGAAATCCACGTCTAAAGGCGTGGTGAAATTAACTGATAAACAAAAACGGTTTATCGAAGAATACCTTGTCGACCTTAATGCAACTCAAGCAGCAATTAGAGCTGGATATAGCGAAAAAACAGCGTATTCAATAGGCGAAGAAAACCTGAAGAAACCTGAAATAAAGCGAGCTATTGAAGAAGCTCAATCAAACCGCTCAAGCCGAGTGCAAATAACTCAAGATGATGTGATTCGAATGTTGATTGAAAACATTGAGAAGTCATCCGGCACAAAGCAGGTAGTTATCACTCAAACACGAAAATCAGAAGATGGTGAGTTCGTTGGTGATGACGTAGCTCAATTTGTCTATGAGCCATCTAGTGTGAATAAAGCCTTAGAGTTGCTAGGTAAGCACTTAGGGATGTTTAAAGATAAATTAGACGTAACCACTGGCGACAAACCACTACCAACAGTAATCAATGTGACATTTAGCGATGAGCCTTGATATTAAATTCCCGACAAAGTTTAGAGCATTATTTGAAGATATGTGGCGTTTTATCATCTTCTATGGCGGTCGTGGTTCCGGTAAGAGCTTTAATATAGCGAGAGCGTTAATCATTAGAGCTTATCACAATCCTACACGAGTGCTTTGTTGCCGTGAAATTCAAAAGTCTATATCTGATTCTGTTATTCAGATGTTAATTGACCAGATAGAGAGATTGGAACTTCAAAACTTCTTTGAGGTGCAGAAAACTCAAATCATTGGTCAAAACGGTTCAAGATTTACATTCGCAGGGCTTAAAACAAACATTACTTCAATCAAATCGATGACAGGCATTGATGTTGTTTGGGTTGAAGAGGGTGAGAATGTATCTAAAGAAAGCTGGGATGTGTTAATTCCGACTATTCGAGAAGATAAATCACAGATTATTGTGAGCTTTAACCCTAAAAACATTCTAGACGACACTTATCAACGATTTGTGATTAATCCTCCAGAAAGATGTTCTTCTGTGTTGGTTAATTGGCAAGATAATCCGTATTTTCCGAAAGAGTTAATGGAAGATATGGAGCAAATGCGAGAACGTGACTACGAGCTTTACAGGCACGTTTACGAGGGCGAGCCAGTAGCAGATTCAGATATGGCGATTATTAAGCCTTTATGGATTGATGCTGCGGTAGATGCTCATATTAAACTTGGTTTCACTGGTAAAGGGCTTAAAAAAGTCGGCTTTGACGTGGCAGACGAGGGCGTGGATAGTAACGCTAATGCGTTTGTACATGGTTCAGTCGTCCTTGATGTTGATGTTTGGAAAAATGGCGATGTTATTGATTCAGCCAACCGAACAAATCAAAGTGCGGTTAATTTTGGTGCGGATTTGATTATCTTCGATAGCATCGGGGTTGGTGCTGGTGTAAAAGCTCACTTCAAGCGATTACCTAAAACCATTCAGGTCGAGGGTTTTAATGCCGGTGGTTCGGTATCTTATCCAGAGCGTGAATATATCAAAGGCAAGAAAAACCAAGATATGTTCTCGAATATCAAAGCTCAATCTTGGTGGTCGTTAAGAGATAGATTTTATAAAACATATCGAGCAATCAAACATGGCGACACCTATCAAGATGATGAATTAATTAGCCTATCAAGCAATATCAAAGAGCTTGAATATCTTAAAGCTGAATTATCTCGCCCTAGAGTGGATTACGATAACAATGGACGGGTTAAGGTCGAAAGTAAAAAAGATATGCGAAAACGTGGCATACCGTCACCAAACATGGCTGATGCGTTAGTGATGTGTTACGCACCAACAAAACCAAAATCATTATTGGATTTATAGATATGAAATTTTTTGACGGAATAGCATCGTTAGCGTTAAAGCTCGGATTAAAGCAGGAGCAGACTAATTATGTTGCTAGTTCAATGCTAACTGAGAAGCGTGACGAATTAGAAGCCTTGTGGCGTGAGAACTGGATTGCAAATAAAATCTGCATCAAACGCCCAGAAGATATGACAAGAGCATGGCGTGATGCATTCTCTAACAACCTTGATTCTGAACAATTAGATGCTTTTACTAAATACGAGCGAAGAATTAAACTTCGTGAAACGCTAACTAAGGCGTTACAGTGGTCAAGTCTTTATGGGTCGGTTGGTTTATTGATTGTTACCGATGCGACAAACTTAAATACGCCATTAAGACCGACTGAAAAGCTAAAACGATTGTTTATATTGCCTAAGTGGAAAATTAGCGTAACAGGCGAAAGAGAAACAAATATAACCGATTCTAACTTCGGCAAATACAAAGCCTATTCAATTAGTAGTGATAATAAGCCTTTAACCGTTCATCACTCAAGATTGCTGATTATGAATGCTAATGATGCGCCTCTATCTGATAACAGTATTTGGGGCATTTCGGACTTAGAGAAGATTATTGATGCCTTGAAACGTTTTGATATTGCTTCGGCTAACGTTGGCGACCTTATTTTTGAAAGCAAGATTGACATTTTCAAAATTGATGGGTTATCCGACAAGATTGCAAGCGGCTTTGAAAACGAGGTGGCCAATGTAATCGGCGCGGTACAAGCAATCAAATCATCGACTAACAGCTTATTGCTAGATAAAGAAAACGAATATGACCGCAAAGAACTCTCGTTTGGTGGATTAAGAGACCTTATCACAGAGTTCCGTAATGCAGTAGCTGGTGCAGCAGATATGCCAGTTACAATTCTATTCGGTCAGTCTGTTTCAGGTTTAGCAAGTGGCGATGAGGATATTCAAAACTACCACGAATCAATCCATAGGTTGCAAGAGGCGAGATTAAGACCTGTTTTAGAGGTAATCGACACTCTAATTTGTAGTGAGCTATTTGGCGGTATTCCTGACGATTGGTGGTTTGAATTCTTGCCTTTAACTGTTGTTAAACAAGAACAGCAAATCAATATGCTAAATACGTTCGCAGCTGCGACCAATACGCTAATTCAGAACGGCATAGTAACAGAGCAACAAGTAGCGAATGAGTTACGAGAAAGCGGACTATTCGCCAACATCTCGGCTGATGACATTGAGGACATGAATAATGCTGATGAACTTGCCAGAGATTTTGAAGAACCAAAAGACGAAAGCGAAGAAGTTCAAAACGCTGAAAGTGAGCAAGAGAACGGAACTTTGGTATAGAACCGAACTCAAGCGACAAGTCAAAGAAATGACTGATACTGTTGAAAGAGCCTTAGAAAAACCTAACGGCTCTTTTTTTATTGACGACTTCAGTGGTTTTCTTGCTGTTGGCGTTAAAACCCTGCTTAAGGTATTAGATAAGTTTGAAAAGAAAGACCACTCAGCAGATGATGAAAAAATTGCACAGGGCTTTGTTAATCGAGGGAATACCCAAAACCAACAGGAAGTATCAAAGAACTTAAAAAATCAAACTGGAATTGATTTAAGTGCGTATTTAGGTAATAGCCCACGCATAGCCGAGAAAGTTAATACGATGACAACTGCCAACGTTCAATTAATCAAGTCTATTCGTTCTCAATACCTTGACAAGGTGCAAAATGCAGTCACGCAAGCGGTAGTGAATGGAACACTAAATAAAGACTTGGTACAACAAATTAAAGACATCGGTAAAACGACCGAGAAAAGAGCGATATTTATTGCTCGCGACCAATCTTCAAAGCTAAATGCTGCACTAACGCAAGCGAGACATGAAGATGTAGGGATTACAAAATACACTTGGAGTACATCTGGCGATGAGCGAGTGCGTGAAAGTCACGCAGAAAAAGACGGTCAAGTTTTTGAATACGCTAATCCACCAGCAGATACAGGACACCCCGGACACGATTTTAATTGTAGATGCGTTGCCATTCCTTATCTCGGTGATGTTTTGACTAATCCGAAGAAAGCTGAGACTGAATTTGAATTAACACAGAAAGAAACTGCCGAAGAACAAGCTCCATTAGCTCAAAGCACAATTGAGGTTATGGATAAATTGAAAGTTCTTGAAGTTGAGCATAATCCAGTTGGCGAATTGCAGAGAGAGCTGACGTTTGACGAGATAATTGATAAGTTATCTGGTGGCGATATGACACAAGGTTCTTGCGTCTCGCTCGCATTATCATACATAGGTAATAGGTGCGGGCTTGATGTTACGGATTATAGGGGTGGCAAGAGTCGTGAATTTTTTAGCCGAAATCCTCACACAAGAAAACTATTATCCGCCGATGGAATTAAAATGGAAGTTCATGAGGTGGCTAAAGAGGCTAAAGGAACAGCTGACATTTTGATTGGTTTGCCATTAAATAAGGAGTATTATTTAAGCACAGGCACGCACGCTGCGATAGTTAGAAGAACTGATAAAGGACTTGAGTATTTAGAAATGCAGTCATCTGTGAAAAATGGATGGATGCCATTTAATAAATACGGAACCGTCATTAAGACATTGCAAAAGCGATTTGGGTGCAGATTATCGGCGGATAAGTATGGGTTCTTGAGCAAGGTGACGATCGCCGAGGTTGATAGTTTTAAAGCTAGGAAAGCTGACTTAAAAGAGGCTCTTGGTTACATTAACACGTCAAAAGATAAACAAAAGAAAGGCTCATTGGGTAGCGAAAGATGATACTTTGGTTTAAACATGAAGAAACGGATGCGGTATGGTGGAAATCAGACACCGAAGCTGTTGGCGAGATGATTTTTTCATTTGATAAAAAGAAAGAATTTAACTTTTGGCAAGACTATCCAAATAAACTAACAAAAGAACAGAGGGCTATCTTTGACAAAGAAAATGAAATTCTAGTTAAGAGCTTAAAAGGTTAGCCTATATTAAAAAAAACAACCCGATCAGAAATGGTCGGGTTTTTTATTGGGGTAAATAAATGCAATTTACAGATAAAACAACACAAGCAAAAACACAGCGAATTATCACTAAAGATGGTTTTTTAGTAGCACCTGCGACAATTTCTAAAGTTGGCGTTTTTGATTATCTAGCCTCTGAATTAGGTTTAAAAGAGGACGGAATTAAAAAGGTCGCACGAACAGAAAAATCACTATTTTCTGATGAAACCATTGAGAGCTTTGAGAATGCAACGCTCACAATCGGACACCCAAAGAAAGGCGTAAACGCTAAGAACTGGAAAGAGTTATCCGTTGGGGTTGTGCGTAACGTTAAGCGAGTAGGTGATGAGCTGGCTGCTGAAGCTTGGATTTATGATGAGCAAGCTATTGAAACCATCCAAAAATACGGTATAGATGAACTGTCTTGCGGATATGACTGCAATATTATCAAGTCAAGCGTTGAAGATGCAGATTTTGAGATGTCTCCGATGATCGGAAACCACGTGGCGATTGTGGCAAAGGGTCGCTGCGGTGGAACTGTAAAACTTGCCGATGAGGAAAGAACCGTTATGGGAAAAACCGCTAAATTCCTCGATGCGTTTTTAGGTGCATTCGGCATCAAATTGTCCGATGAACAGAAAAAACAAATCGAAGAAGATGAAGAAACTGGCAAAGATGGTGAGAAAGCTCAAAAAGCTGAAAAACCAACTGAACCAAAAGAAAAACAATCTGACCCCGAAGATAAAAAGGAAGAAGAAGTGAACAAAGAAGAGTTTGAAAAACAACTTAAAGCCAAAGATGCAGAAATTCAAGCATTGAAAGATGCACAGGCAAAACGTGATGCAGAATTAGCACAAGCGGCAATGTTAGCTGATGCACAATCTGTATTTAAAGATGTGAAATTCGCAGATAAAGCAAGCGTTCGTGAAATCCAAGAGAGCGTTATTGTTGCTCAAGGTATTTTTGATAAAGATGCGGCGGCTAAATTATCCGATGCCGAAATCTCTGGAGCGTATCAAGTGGCTAAAGCAGTGACTGCGAAATTAGCTGATGAACGCAAATCTCTAGGCAATATCTTATTAGGTGATGCAAAAACCGAAACCGCACCTAAATTAGACTTCAACAAAACTTACAATCAATAGGGGTAATGAATAATGAGTTACGCTTACGAACAAGCTCCGGCAAAAGCTGGTGAATTAGGCAAAGGCAACTTTGCGAGTGCAAAAACAAGCGCAGAGAAAGTGACTGGCAAAGTAAAAGCTGGTGATTTTGTAGCATTAAATCCAGAGGGTGGTGTAAAAGCGTTAGCAGCTAAAACTGATGTATTAGCTGGTGTAGTATTTGCAAGCACTATCCGTGACGAATGGAATGATGGCGAACTTTGCGATGTGATGCATATTGCAGCAGGCGATGCGGTATGGGTAAATGTTGCAACTGGTAAAACTGTTACACGTGGTAAAAAAGTTTACGTATTAACCGATGGTGGTGACGGTAAAACTGGTGCAATTCAAAGTGAGACCGATGCAAATGCAATCGAAACCGCATACACCGTAATTGATGTTAAAGGTCAATTAGCGTTAATTTCTAAATTATAAGGGGCTAAATAGATGTCTTTATTAACTTATGTACAAAACGGTTTAACTGCTGTTAGCAAAGAAATCGCAGAAACCAAATATCCAGAAATTGTGTTTCCACAATTCGTATATGTTGACCAACAAACAGCAGTCGGCATCACTGAAAAACTTCACTATGGTGCAGATGAACATGGTTCTTTAGATGATGGCTTAATCACTACTGGTACTAGCACTTTAGACCAAGTAGAAGTTGGCTTTACTCCAAAACGCTCTTATATCGTACCATGGGCTAAATCTGTTACATGGACTAAACCAGAGCTAGAACAAGGCAAATTGTTAGGTTTAAACCTTGATACAGCTAAAATCATGGCGTTAAACAAAAACGCTCAACAAACTCTACAAAAAGTAGCTTTCTTGGGCCACGCTAAAGACGGCCGTCTAACTGGTTTATTAAACTCTAAAGATGTATCTGTTCACACCTTAAAAGGTGCGGCAGCAGGTGCGAAAGTTCAAGCAATGGACTTCGACAAAGCAGTGGCATTCTTCAAAGAAATGTTCTTAGCTGGTCTAGAGCGTACAAAACGCATTGAAGCACCAAATACTTTCGCTATTGATGCGTTAGATTTAGCACACCTTGCTTTAACTCAACGAGCAAACACTGATACAACTGCGTTAGAGTTCTTAACTAAGAGCTTATCTGCTGCGGCTGGTCGTGAAGTTGCAATTAAAGCGTTACCGTCTAACTTCGGTTCTCGAGTAACTGATGGTAAAAACCGTGCGATTGTTTATGTAAACAGCAAAGAACACGTAATCTTTGATGTGCCGATGACTCCGACTGTGTTAGAGGCAAAAGAAAAAGGTTTATTAGCTTACGAGTCAGGCTTACGCATGGCATTCGGTGGCGTTACCTTTATCGAGCCAGAATCTGCTCTTTATGTAGATTACTAGGAGGAATAAATGCCAACAATAAACGATTTTCGTGAACGTTATCCAGAATTTAAAGAGGTCGATGGTTTCCGCATTGACCTTTTTTTATCTGATGCACAACAAGAAATCAGCCAGGCGCGATGGGGGCGACTTTTCGAGCGTGGAGTGTTGGCATTAGCTGCTCATTTGCTCCGCCTTTCTCTTTGGGCAACAGAGGGTAACGGTGGAGCAAATCGCAATGTAGCGAGCGAGTCGGCAGGGGAGCTTTCTGTTGGCTATGCTACACCGACAATCACTGGTACAGATGCAGATTATCAATTAACTGCATACGGTCAAGAATACTTACGCTTGCGTAAACTCGTTGGGATAGGTGTGATGGTGGCTTAATGACTGTTCAAGTTACAGGTAATCTTGCGAAATTCAAACAGCTTATTGAACAAATAAAAGCAAGTGGCGAAAAGGCTGTGTATGTTGGTTTTCCTGCTGAGTTTAATGAGAAAGTAGAGGGTTCAGATAACTTTAATCTGGCCTCTTTAGCGGCTGTATTGGAGTTCGGAAATGAACGGATTCCATCTCGCCCATTTCTTCGTCAGACATTAGCGGAAAATCAAGAGAAGTACAAAGCATTATTTGTAAAACTGTTTGAAAGCGGTGTTTCAATAGACCAAATCTATGAACAAATCGCTTTAATTGCTCAAGGTGATGTTCAGCAGAATATTGTTAATGGCAAATGGACTGCAAACGCACCAAGCACAATTAAACGCAAGAAATCAAGCAAGCCGCTTATTGACACAGGTAAATTGCGGCAATCTGTAAAAGGTATCGTCAAATGAGCTTAATTAATCAATTCCCTCGCTTTTTGAATAGCAAATTTAGCCAGAAAGTAGTCGTAAAGCATCTACAAGGCGAACATTCAGCTATGGATTATAAGGCGAAGTACATTGACGAGAAAGTCACTGCGATAGTGATGCCAACATCACCTAACGATGTTCAATTCTTGCCAGAGGGTGAGCGGTTTCTGCCAAGCATTAAAATCTACACAGTTAAGCCTTTAAAGATAGGCGATTTAGTAGATTATCTTGGTGAAACTTATAAAATCAAAACAGTGGGTAATTGGAAAGACTATGGATACTACAACAATATCGGCATTCGACATAGCCAAACTGCGAAAGTGGATTCAAGAGGCTTTGAAGTTACCTAAAGAGGCTGTAATCGGTGGCTGGTTGCCAGAAAATCCCCTGCCTGCGTTCATTACGATGGATGTATTAAATACCAATGAAATCGGACAGGCGACACGAGAATTTGACGGAAAACGAGAGCGTATTAAACAGTCAATGCAAAGCGCTGTTAGCGTTTCTTGTTTCGGTAAAAATTCACTCGCTCAAAGCTACAAATTAAAAGCTATTTTCCAAAGTTCAGCGTTTCTTTCCTTTCTTAAATCAAACCGTTGGGGTGTTATCCGTTTTTCTGATGTTCGCAATCTAACCGCTACGGTTGGCGCAGACTATGAAGAGCGTGGGCAATTTGATGTTGTATTTAGTCATCATCACATTGTAGATACTCCGTTAGATCCGATTGAGAGAGTTGAGCAACGGACGAATAACAAATCACAAGATATAGGAGCATAAGCCAAATGGCATTATCAATCTCTAATATTGTAAACGTGCAATTAAACACAGTTCCGAAGTCTGCTGCTCGCAAATCTTTCGGTACAGTTGCACTTTTCACACCAGAGGCAGGACAAGCATTTAATGATGCGACTACACGTTATGTGTATGTTGAAAGTCAAAAAGATGTTGAGGCTCTCTTTGGTACAAATTCAGAAACAGCAAAAGCGGCTCAACCGTTCTTTGCTCAAAGTCCACGTGCGAAACAGTTAATCATTGCACGCTGGCAAAAAGAACAAGCAACCATTACAGCAACTAAAAATGCTTTACGTGGTGCGATATTATCAGATGATTTAGAAACTTTTAAATCAATCACTAACGGTCGTTTCGCTATTACAGTCGGCTCAAATGTTAAGGTTGTGGACGGTTTAGATTTCTCTCGCTCTGCTGACTTCAACGCAGTGGCGACCAAAATTAAAGAAAAATTAACTACATTACAAGTTGCCGCTGATGTCACTTATGATGAAACAGGTAATCGCTTTATCATCTCCGCTAGTGCGGCTGGCGAAAACGCTGAAACATTAATCTATTACGCAACAAAAAATGATGGAGTGGGTGATTATGTTGGCAGACTATTAAAACTCGAAGATGGTCAAGCGACACGAGTCATTGGTAAAAATCAAGTTCAGGTTAAAGCTGAGAAAGTAGAAGAAGCATTATTCAATGTTTCAGAAGTTGAAAATGGCTGGTACGGTTTCACATTTGCGGCTCAATTAACTGATGCTCAAATCGAGGCGGCGGCTAAATACGCTCAAGCGAATGATAAATTATTCGGTGTTAGCGTAATTAAAACTGAGCAGGTTGAATGGTCGGCATCTAACGTATTTAAAAAGTTATATGATGCTCAATTAGACCATACTTTAGCAATCTTCGATAAAAACGACTTATATCCTGCATCTTCTGCGTTGGCTCGCTTATTATCCGTAAACTTTGCAGCTAATAACTCAACGCTTACGCTTAAATTCAAACAGCAACCAACAATCACAGCAGATGAAATCACTGCGACAGAATTCGCAAAAGCAAAACGCTTAGGGATTAACGTTTACACTTATTTTGATGATGCCGCAATGATTGCAGAGGGTACGGTAATCGGTGGCAAATTCGCTGATGAAATCGTTATCCTTGACTGGTTCAAAGATGCAGTACAGAAAGAAGTGTTTGCTCGTTTATACAAATCACCGACTAAAATTCCTTTAACCGACAAAGGTCAAGCAATCTTAATCTCTGCGGTTGAGAAAGTTTGCTTAGAGGGTGTTAATAATGGTGCGTTTGCTGCTGGTAAATGGACTGGTGATAGCTTTGGTAATTTAAAAACAGATGACTACCTAGAGAAAGGTTACTACATTTGGGCCGCTCCAATGGATACACTTTCAGATAGCGACCGTGAGCAACGTAGAGCGACACCAATTCAGGTGGCCGTGAAGTTAGCTGGAGCAATCCATTCAAGCGATGTGATTGTGAATTACAACCGATAACTAATAGGGCTGGATAATCCAGCCTTTTCTTTTAAGAGGAAATATAAATGGCAGTTTTCGATCCAAAACAAGTGGTAGTGTTACTTGACGGTAAAGAAATTTCTGATTGGGCTGACGGTTCAGATGTAATTAGTGCAGCAAATCAAGTTGATGCTGGTCAGTTGGTTATCGGTGCGAATGGTACAGGTGTATTTATCGCAAATCCAGATAATTCAGGCAAGCTAACGTTAAAAATCAAACAACATTCCGCTGATAATGCTTACTTATCTAAGCTATTCAATCAGCAAAAATCAAGCATTAAAACATTCTTACCTATCACTTTATCAATCCGTGACTTAATCAATGATGATGTAGTAACAGCAAGTAAAGGGTATTTCACCACTCCTGCGCAATACGTTCGTGGTAACGGGCATAATCCCGAAACTTGGACGATTGTTTTTGAGCAAATGACAATGAACTTAGAAAAAGGCGTTGAATAATGGAACAGGTTAAGCAATTCACTATTGAAGATGTGACTTACACAATGACACCGGCCAATGCAATGGCTGCGTGGACTGCGTTAAAAAATGCGATGAAATTACTTCAATCAGTTGATTTATCGGCTCTTGGTGATACTAAAAAACTAGGTGCTGGCATTTTAACGACTGTATTAGCTAATTTAGGTGAGCCAAGTGTTAAAGAGTTAGAGAATATCGTATTGACTCACACAGCTTGCGAACAAGACGGTCAAAAATACCGCCTATCTGAACGATTTGATAGTCATTTCAATAAACATCGTGGTCATCTAATAACTGTATTAAAAGAGGGATTAACCTATCAATTCGCTGATTTTTTTATCGGTGGGGGTGGATTGCTAGCCAATATTCAGGGCAAGCTCAAGGCGTAGGAAGCCAATCAGAAAATAGAGTTGATTGGTTTGTTTTTACGCCAATACTAAAAAGGTTCTGTACATTGCACGAATTAAGATCTGTTTATTCAATAGCAGATCTTCTTTCTTTCCACGAGGTAATAGTGGAATTAAATCAAATGGAGCAAAGCAAAGATGCTATTAGATGAGTTACTGATAAAAGTCGGGCTTGAGACCGATAGCCAAGCAATGCAAGAGTTTGAGCAATTCCTTGATACGGTTGGAAGTGGTACTGAAAGTGCGGTTGAGGGGCTTGGTGAGCTATCTAAATCCATTGAAAACACGGTTAATACCGATGCGGTGAAAGATGGTGCTGATGCTGTTGATGGCTTAAAAGGTAATATTGATAACCTTTGGGCGACAAAGTTCGGTGCTGACGGACTGGCTAAAAAGTTTGAATCACTTGGCATAGTCATTAATAAAACCACTATCGCAGTAGTGGCACTTGGTGCGGCTTTTTACGGCGCAACGGTAGGTGTTAAAAACTTCGTAGATGGAAACCTTGATGCGTTAGACGAGATTAAACAGCTATCTAATGTAACAGGTGAGGCAGCAGATAAAATCTATCTGTTAGGCAAGGTCGCAGAAGTAAACGGTTCATCTGCTCAAGCAGCGCAATCATCAATCGAGGGATTATCTCGCACAATCGGTGAGGCTGCGGCTGGAATTGGTCGAGGTGCTAAGACTTTTGAGCAATATGGATTAAGCGCTAAGAAAGCCAATGGCGAAATAAAATCATCTAGCGAGCTATTCGGTGAAATATCCGAAAAAATGCAACAGATGAGCGACCAAGAGCAAATAGCAATGCTTGCTAAGTTAGGCATTGATGGCTCAATGATTCAAACGCTCAGATTGGGCAATGATGAATTAGCTGAACAGATTGCTCTAGCAGAAGCCTTAACGCTTGGTGTTGGTAATGCAGAAAACGCAGAGAAAGCGGCGGCATTCAAAGATGCCTTAACGCAAGTTTCTCAAGTGTTTATTGCTATCGGTGAATACGTTTCATTGCGTATATCGCCATCAATCCAGCGATTGGCTGAACGCTTTACAAAATGGTTCGCAGAGAACAATAACTTCATCAAGGCGATTTTAAATGGGCTTGGTCGAGTATTTTCGTTCCTGTTTGAATTAGCTGGTGCGATAGATAACATCATTGAAAGTACGGTTGGTTGGAAAGCGGTAATTATCACGCTTGGCGGCTTGTTGCTATGGTTTAGCCGAAGAATGTTGTTAGCCTTTGCGACAAATCCAATCACCTTAGCGATTGCGGCAATAGGTGGGCTAATCCTAATCATTGATGATTTTATCACTTGGTTACAAGGCGGTGATGCTCAATTCGGTGAATTCTATCAATCTTGTGCGGACGGTTTACAGTGGATTGAGGATAAATGGGGCGAGCTTTCAGACTGGATTAAGGAAAAATGGGGAGAGGCTATTTCTTGGGTGTCTGGGAAATGGAATGCCTTTACAGCGACATTCAGTATAGACAACCTTAAAAAAGTCTTTGAAAGCGTTAAACAAACAATTATTGAGAAGTTTAAGGCGGCATTTGGTTGGGCTATCGACCTATGGAATAGTATTGTAGCTAAGATTGGCGGTGAGCCAATTAATATCCAGGCTAATGTATCTACTCAAGGCGTGCGACAAGCTGGATTAGGCGTAGCGGATTTAGCTTTAAATGCAGGCGTTTACGCAAAAGCATCTGAGGTTTCTGCTGGCGGTGTTGGTGGCACTTCTAATTCTGATAACAGTATCAAGAATAGCAACAACAAAATCACCATCACACAGAATATTCAAGGCGTGGATAATCCAAAAGCGGTTGCAGACCAATCAGCACGAGCAATCAATAACCAACTTTCACCAGTTATAGGATAGTAAAGAATGTTTAATTTTGCTCAAGTATCAAGCAGAAGTATAGGCACGATAACGTTTGACGTGGTTACAACGGAAGATCACCAGTCAGACCTTTCAATCACAGAAAATCCAATCGAGTCAGGCGCAGCGATAGCCGACCACGCTGTAGTTCAACCAAAACAGGTTACGATTAACGGAATTATGGTTGACCATGACCACGGAACGTTCGGTATCAACTCACCATACATCGGAAATATTCGTGGTGTGGTTGATTTTCTGAATAACTTTCCATTCCCTGTCCCTGTAATTACGCAAACATCTCAAACAATCGCAAGAGCTGGGCGAGTAATTAGCCAAGCAGCAGGGGCTTACAGTCAAGTAAAAGGCATAGTAAATCAGGTGCGAGCAATTGCACCTTTTTTGCCAGATTTTGGGCTTAGCGGCTTGTTAGATAGTGGCGTAGGCGATAGCCGAGTGCAGAAGTGTTATGCCGATTTGGTAGCCTGTCAAAAATCAGGCGAGACAATCGAGATACAAACAGGGATTCATCTATACAAAGACATGATGATTCAGTCTATCTCGGTCAATCAATCGCAAGATGGAAGTGCAACCTTTACGATAACCGCAAGAGAAATCTTTATCGTAAGCACTCAAACCACTCAAAGCTCGCAATCTAGCGGAAGTTCAAATGGTAAAGGTGGAAATAAAACCTCTACCATTGGCAAAACAAAAAGCGGTCGTGCTGCGGTTCAATCCGCATCGAAAACACAGCAAGGCACAACAAGACCAGCTAACGCAGAGCCAAGAAAAACCTCCGCATTAAAAAATATTCTCTCATAGGTGGCTAAGATGCAAAGAATACCAGTTACACAGTCGCCATACCAAGAGCAGACATTTGAATTTAACGGTCGGAAAATACGTTTAACACTGAGATTTAATAGTGTAGGCAATTTCTGGGTGATGGATGTTTACGAACCAGTCACTCAGCGACAAATATGTCAAGGTCAGGCATTAGCTTGCGGAGTGCCTATTCTGTTTCGCTCCGTTCAGCCTTACTTCTTCTATATGGAAGATGAAAGTAGTGCAGATTTAGATGTTATGACAGCGGATGACTTAGGCACTAGATGCTTTCTGTATATCGGGGCTAAATAATGAAACAGTTCGGCAGACAATGGAAATTAGATATTAGCAACGAACAAGAAACGCTAAGTATCACACAGTTAAGGGTGGCGTTTGAGATTGATAAAACAATCAACGAAAAACCAAATCCAGCAAAAATCCAAGTTTGGAACTTAAACCGAGACCATATCAACCAATTATTAAGCCAAGATTACAAGAAAGCATCCTTGTCAGTAGGTTATAACGAACTAAGACAGATTTATTCAGGCGATATTACAAAAGTTAGAATTCAGCGAGACGGATTAGACTTTGTTTTAACGCTTGAATGTTCTGATGGACACGTAGCCTATACACAGTCTAGAGCTAAGACCACGCTTAAAGCAGGAGCGACTGATAAGCAAATAGTCGAAGAAATACAAAAGACCATGCCTAAAGTGCAAGCTGGAGCGATGGATATTCCTAATCAGCGTAAATTGCCACGGGGAAAAGTATTAAATGGCAATAGCCGAGATATTTTAACCAAAGTGGCAAGAAACAACGGTGCGGATTGGTCAATTCAGGACGGTTCATTGATATTCCTACCAAAAGATAAGGTATTAAATGATGAGGCTGTTTTAATCTCGCAAGATACAGGAATGATTAACGCACCAGAGCAAACCGATGACGGATTAGAAATAACCTGCCTGCTCAATCCTGCCTTGCAGATTGGCGGTTTGGTAAAAGTTGAGTCAATCATTGAATACTTTAACGGTGAGTACAAAGTAATAAAACTTGCCCACTCAGGCGATGGATTAGGTGGCGACTGGCAAAGCAAAATGACGGTTGTCGGTGGCAAATTCCAAAAGGTAGAAAGCGAGAATAAGGACTCAAAATCCGACACAAAAAGGCAAGGATAAGAAAAAATGAACTATCAACAATCACTAGCCACACCTGAAACCGCAACAGACCAACAAATTCAACAAAATCAGTTAAATCTACACACCGCACTACCTGCCAAGGTTGTAAGCTTTGACCCAAGCAAGCAAACAGTAACGCTTGCGGTTCAAGTAAAAATGCAACTGGCAGACGGTAACGGTGCGGATATTCCTCCACTAGTTGATGTTCCTGTTAGTTTTCCTAGAGGTGGTGGATTTGCTGTTACGTTCCCATTGAAAGCAGGCGATGAGGGTATGGCGATATTTTCAGAACGCTGCATAGATGGGTGGTGGCAAAATGGCAACGCATCAACTCCGTTAGATTTTAGGTTGCATGATTTATCCGATGCGATGTTTATCCCCGGTGTTTGCTCTGTTCCTAAAGCCATTAAAGGTTTTTTCAATGATGGACTTTCGATGCAAACGCTAGACGGTGGCACGTACATTCGGATAAAGAATGGCACAATCCAAATTAAAGGAAACATCGAACACCAAGGCGATACAGCACAGAAAGGCAAGCATAGTTCAACAGGAATTATTTCAAGTGACACTGATGTTTCTGCTGGTGGCATTTCAGGAAAAACACATAAACACGCTGGCGATAGTGGCGGTAAAACAGGAGTTCCAGAATGACGGTAAAAGTTAGACGATTGGATAAAAATCATGACTGGACTTTCGGGCAAGGTTTCGCAAATTATGCTATCGAGTCAGAGGCGATTGCTCAAAATGTTCAAACTAGACTTTGGTCATTCACGAATGACTGGTTTTTAGATTTAGAACACGGTTTGCCATGGTTAGAACAAATGGGGCGAAATGTGGATTTAGGTGATTGGGAAATCAGGATTAAAAAGCACGTTCTACAAACTGACGGAGTTTCCAAGATTACCAGTTACGAATCAAATTTAGATCCAAATACACGCAAATTAGTAATTGATATTACATACCAAGACATCTATGGGGCGGAAAATTCCGCTAGTTATCGTTCATAAGGGGCATTATGGCAACACTAACAGAAACAGGCATCCAAATTGAACGCCTAAACGACATTGTGAAGCGTTTTGAAGATGGCTTTAAGCAAATCTATGGCCAGAATATTGACTTATCGCCAAACACGCCAGACGGTCAAATGGTGGGGATTTTAGCTCAGATTAAAATGGATATTGAAGAGCTTGCTGAGAATGTTTACCGACAATTAGATCCAGATGTTGCGACTGGTGCATGGCTTGAGCAGCGAGTAGCTTACGCAGGATTAATGCGAAGAGGTGCGAGTTATAGCTATCTGCGTTCCGTAATTCTAACTGGCGAGCCTAACACTCAACTTTACGCTGGGATTGTTGTATCAGACCAAAATAAGGTTCGCTGGGTGCTAACAACCGATATTCAATTAGATAGCAACGGTTCAGGCCGAGCAGACTTTAGAAGTGAGCAATTAGGCAGTTTTAACCTTGCTAAAAACACAACCTTAACCATTGAGACGGTGACACTTGGACTAACTAATGCGGTTACTTTTGAAAATGCAGAAGTTGGTGTAGAAGAAGAAACCGACACGCAATTACGTGAACGCTTTTTATTTAGTCGAACAAAGAACGCACAGAATTCAGCAGAGGCGATTACTGCGAAAATAGCAGCATTGCCAGATGTAAAACAGGTTCGAGTGCTTGAGAATAATACCGCTCAACGTGATGCATTAGGTGTAGAACCTCACTCAATTGATGTGATTGTTTACGGTGGCAATGATGAAGAAATCGCCAATGTAATCTATCAAAATAAGGGGGCTGGAGTTGGGTTACAGGGTAACACACTAACAAACCTTAAAAAAGATGGCGAAACGAGACCAATTAGATTTGACAAGGTTTCATTGGTTGACATTCAAGTATCAATGCGATGCGTTCGCTATGAAGATTTTACTGAAATTGACAAAGGCCAAATTAAAAAACTCTTAGCTAATCAGATTTTCAAAATTGGTCAAACGGTTTCTTTATCTCGCCTATATTCACCAATCAACCAAGTTGGAGGTTTCTGGGTTAAAGAACTCAAAATCGCACGAAAAGGGCAACAATTAAAAGGCGAGAACGTTGCGTTACAACCAAGAGACTTAGCAAGAATAATGGAAAGCGACATCGCAATAGAGGTGGAATAATGGCTTATTCAGATTTGCTTATCTGGCAGTATCAAGGAAAGCCTAAAGCACTGTCAACAGTAAAAATGTTAGAGGTTGAATTCTCGCAATGCTTTATTGATTTATATCAACTTCAAGATGTTTTAAATATCGAAACCGCAACAGGCGACCAATTAGATTTGGTTGGGAAACATGTTGGGCAGTCGAGAATTGTTAATGGTTACACTTTAAGGCAGTTCTTCGGGTTTAAGAACGCAAAAAATGCACTTGGATTTAGCAAAGAGTTTAAAGGTGGTGGTCAATGGTACAGGTTAAGAGACCCGTTAGCTGATTCTGTCAGATTATCTGACGAGGATTACCGATTCTTAATAAAGTGCAGAATCATTAAAAATTATCAAGTCGGCACGATTCCAAACATTATTGAGGCGTGCCGATTTGTTTTTGGTGATGGATGCACAGTAAAAGACAATTTAAATATGACGATTACCGTTTCGATTGTTGGCAGATATTTAACTCAGTTCGCAAGATATGCAGTAGAGAATCTTGACATCCTGCCAAGACAAGCAGGCGCTAAAATTATTTTTGAAATTAAATAGAGGATTTTATGGCGATACATAACAAACCCGATGAAAACATATTCGCATCGAGCGCTAAACAAGGCGAAGTGAGTAACTTCCCTGATATTGGCAGAGGGTGGGGCGTTTCATTCGATCAAACAGGTGGAATTCCCCCGATGGAATGGTTCAATTTTCTCTTTAAGAGAACTGATGAGAAGTTCGGATATTTATTGCAGCGTGGATTGCCTGAGTGGTCAGAAACGCAGGAATACCCTATTGGTGCATTGGTTCAGTATAAGAACCTTACATACAAAGCTAAGAGAGCAAATACAAATAAAAACCCAGAACAAGCCGATTCTTTAGACTGGCAGCGATGGGGGTTTACGAAAGCTGAGCTTGGAGTTGCGACATTGACATCAAGTGGCGTAACGAAACTTTTAACCTCGGTTACCAGTAATGATGAATCCATGGCTGCAACTCCAAAGGCTGTAAAAACAGCTTACGACAAAGGAGTTGACGCAAAAACGGCCGCGGACTATGCACAACTAACAGCAAATGACGGCGTATCAAAGGCGAATAACGCACAGCGTTCTGCTGATAATGCCAACACAAATGCAAACGGTAGAGTGTCTAAAAATGGCGACACAATGAGCGGTTCGCTGACTGTGCCTAGAGTTGATACAGGAAGCATAGAATCATCAGGGTATGTAAATATTAGCTCAAATAATGGAGTTGTTTTTTATAATAAAGGGAATCCAGAATATACAGCCATCTTGTCAGAAAACGGGTTAGACATAAAAAAAGCGGTAATGTCACATGACGGATTGAAGTCTGATCATATTGGGTACGGTGGGTATGGCTCGCAATATGATTACTCAGCGCCATTTGAAGTTATTGAGGCAGCCGCCAATAGCACTGGCACATTT